CCTTCTTCGTCTAGAATGCCAAAAGTTGCTATCTTGCACATTTCTTGTGTTGCTGAATAAGTGTGAATAATTGGCTCAACATTTTGAAATACATTATACATGTGATATGTTGAAGAAATCAAGTCATTAATTTTATCAAAATAATTTTTAATTGTAAGATCTCCCAAAATTTCCTCACATTTAGAGTTGGAAACAACAAACATTTTCTTAAGCAATCCCGAGCGAGTATATTGCTGCAAAACATGAAAAGCTATTCGCTCTTGTTTGTTGGCTATATCAGACAAAAGATCAATATCTGGCTTGATATACAGTACTGTAATATCTGAAGATCGAATTTGCTCTAATAAGCGGAGAGCACATCCGGATATTGCGCCGGATCCTCCTAAAATAACTGTATATGGCTCTTTTGAATGCTTCAAAAAAGTTTTGATCGAGGGAAAGTTTTTTTCATAGTCCTCGAATGAATTCTGCTTTGGAATAACTTTTAATTTCTTTTCATCACCATCTTCGGTGTTGATATAGTGCACTTTATATTGCTTGTGCACACTTAATTTTTTGGCGATATTGCAGCCGGCATTTCCTAAGCCAATAATTGTTGACATTATATTTTTCTCATATTTCCAAAATTCTTGCCCAAGGCAACGTTTGTTTTGAATCTTCCAAAGTCTGTATTTGAAAATACATCAATAATTTCATTAAGTTTATCTTGATCTGGGCGCGCGACGTCAATAACTATGCTATCATGAATTATAAAAGCAATAAAAGATTTCTCAAAGAGCTTATTTATTTTAATCGCCTGCTTGAGAACCAAATCGCTGGTTGTGCTTTGGATAACATAATTCAAAGCTTTTCTATCGTCGACCTCAATCTTTCTATCATAGAATGTATTTGCAAATTTTCCATCATAATAATAATCTAAAATCTTCTGTTTGTCAAACAGTTTCTCAAGTTTTTTATTTGATGCTTTTGCGTTATATAACCATGCGAAGGCTTTCTCTTTGGACTTTTCTCTGGTAATTTTATTCTCGAACACATTCTGCAGAATCCAGTCATGAATATCAATTGTCGGCTGATCCATTTTCATTAATGCGAAAGCAACCCTTAATTCAGCTGAATTGTAATCCAGCTCCAGAAATAAGTCATTTTGCGGTTCAACAATACTTCTGCTCTCTTTGTTCATAGTAAGAATAGGAAAGCTATTTGCAGCAGTAGCCAATCTGCCAGTTTTTGTCTTCCACGGATCATAAGAAATTTTATTTGGCAAAAAAGCCTTCTTTTTCAACAATGCTCGTGATTTGATATTTGTTGTAGGAATTGCACTCCAGTTTACATTTAAATCCTGATTTTCAATTTGTGCTGTTAGTTCAACAATTTGTCGCATCAAACTATAGTTCTTTGGTTTCTCACAATTTTCGAACACCCAATCACATATTTTATTCTTAAGTTCACAATATTTAATCAAAAACTTTTGAGGCAACAAATCATAAAAACAAACATCTCTTAAATTAAGCTTTGCGACCTGAAAACTGACATAAAAGTGATGCATCTTATCTTGCATTTGTTTCCACTCTTCTTTAAGATCTTCCGGACATATTTCATCCAAAGTTGCCCCTTGAGCATATATTTGTGCATAATCTAAATTATGATCTATGATTGAACCATTTTGACGCCATGTTTTGGAAAATTCATTCGAGGCCTCGGGTAAAAACTTTCCATTATGGTAAAAATTCACGCAACCATTTTTATTGTCGAGCGTTTGAAACATATAACTCATTATAGCAACAAATCAAGAAAAATCAATGAGAATTCGAAATAGGAGACTTTTTAACTAAATCAGAATATAGCATTGGGGCGCCCATCATACACAAATCAGTTTGATTATATTGATTTAAGAAATATTTTCTAGTTTTAACATACAAATAATTAACTGCTCTATTTTCACCCTTATAATCATAAAGACTTTTTGCTTGTTGTATATCACTTTTAATATTTTCTTCAGTTAAGTCATGTTTAAGCTCCAACAAGCGAAAACGATAATAATTTTCTAACCAATAATCTCTAGTAGTATAAAATTCTTTTTGTTGATCTGTAAGTTTTGTTACTTTTTGCAGCTTTGTAATATACTTGCCTGTTTTGCCACAAATAAAGCTTTTTTCAAATGCAGGATTTGCTTGAGTAAGCGACTTATAAATCATATATAGATAATTTCGCAAAAACACCAAATCCATAGGATATGTCTTTCTGTAATATTTTCTGAATATGTTTTTTGGCCCTTTCTCATATGTAACATCAAATTCTAACAATTCCATTACTTTTCTCATTCTATCTGAACTTAAGTTTGCAATTACTCGCCATGGCATATTTTTATCAATGACAAATCCGTGAAATGTTGCTGCATGCCTAAAAAAATCAAAATTAACGTCGTTAACAAAGAAGTCAACTTTTTTAGCATCGTCATCTGAGTTAACATCAAAANNATCAACTACGAGGCCGCTGCTTAAATTTGAAACCATGTTACTAGCTACGAAACTGCTAAAAGTGAAAGGATATCCAGCAGCAACAACATTGTTTCTAACAAAAGCAAAAAACTCAACCATAAAATCATCAAAGTTTTTGACTCTATGAGAAATATTCATCTCATCTAGATAATCTGAAAATGTTTCGTAAATAGAAATCATATATTCATGATAAGGGTTAAAAACGCCTGACCATGCCTTTTCAGCTCCTATTTTCACATATGTGGTATTTATATTTGGTATGTTGTTGCTAACCAAATTTGTTTTCATATAACTTGTCATTTCGTTAAACATAAGTGCAACAAAATTTAAAGCATATAGTGTTCTTTTGTTAGTTGCCCAAAGTGTATCCAGAGCATGTTCTCTTGTTATGATAACATCGCCATTAAAATTAATTTTGCCATAAAGATTTCTGCTATACCACAAATCAACAACGCCAGGCATATTTTGAAAACCTGTGCTAGTAGAATTTGTTAAAACGTTATTTCTATAAGATTTTCTATAAAAATATAAATCTATAGCATCAGAATCGTTAGTGGCGTATGATTTTTTTGGGTCTTTAATTGGCATTTATTGAATTCCTTTGGCGGTATTAAGGGAACTGAAGACCTGTAACAACGGCAGAGCCGGCGCCGCCACCCGGGGGTGGAGTGGAAGCAGGCGCAGCTGCGGCCGGCGGGGCAGTCGCGGAGGCTGAGGCGCCCGGGTCTGGCCCGCCGGCTTGGATGGCCTTGTCTCTTTCCATTAGTTCTGGGAAGCCGGCATTTTCGAAGTTATCGTGCTTTTGTTGTTCTGTGATCGTGTTATCTCCGTTCTCTTTCATTGTTTTTCTGTTTTCAGATTTATACGTGGCGTGCGCGCTTTTGCGCTCCTGGGCGAGGGGGGCGTCCGACTGGATGACGCTCGGGTTGGACCCCTCTAAGAAGGACACCTCCCCGGGGGCCCAGGCGGCGGTATGCTCGGGGGCGACGAGGGCGACCTGAACATTGAAATCATCTGGTTGCTCGGCATCCTCGACATTTCCGTAATCTCTCTCATCATCACATATGCCACTAGAATTAAACTTGCACTTTAAAGAAGTAGTATACCCATTTCGGCCTAGGCGACCTTTGACATTGTAAATATTATAATATCCGCCCATTCCCAAGGCGCGGGAGGTGACGCTGCTTACACCCATTGTTTTTGGATCAATAAATATATACTGTCCATTTTCGGAAAAGCGGGCACCCAAATAACTCTACATTTGCATCAAACTTGTTAAACAGCTGATCTATTCCTGCGGCGCCGTCATTTTAAGACCCCTTGCCGTGTTTGCGTGTAAGAGCTTATTTGATATGAATTTAACTTCTTTTAAAATGCCCCTGTTCAGGCCTAGGCCGAAATGATAAATACCGTCATTTTCATCACGCTTGCGATTGACTTTCTTGTCTGCTGTTACCCGCGCCGACCCATGTAAAATAAAATAATGCATTACCTGATCTGGGCCCACATCTGAGGGGCCGACGGGGGCCGGCCTTTTGAGCTTCTTCAGGCCCTGGCCAGCGCCCGGGCTGCGGCGGCGGAAATGTAATTTATTATTTAATTTTAATTTTTTATCAATCCATGGCTCTGGCCGGCCTTTAGTGCGTTTAGCGTCGAAGACAGTATATGCAATTTGTGGAATGGGAGTCTTCCTTCCGGCCCAACATGCATCGCCCAGGGCTCGGTATACCAAATCTGTCATAAGATCTTTAATAAAATCCATAATAAAATATTGTGATACGCGAGGAATGATTACTTTTCTACGAAAAAATGCATTAAATTCATCTAGTGCGATAGGCAAATCAGCTAGATTTAGTTTTATTGGCTTATTTTTATCAGGCTGCATTCCTTTATTTGCCGTCAACTCAGTTTCATAGCCGGCAATGATCTCGGTTAATACTACTCGGATATTTAGATCATCATCATCGAGGCCGGCCCTCTTGCCATTCGAATGGTATATACTCATTATTGTGTCAACTATATCTCCCAAATACATATAGTGTATGTCATGAAAGCCGCGAACGGTATTCTTGGGGTATTCAGCGCATCTGGAATCTTGCCCTCGTCCTTGTTCTTTATCTTTATCTTTTATAAAATAATCGAGGCCGGTGCCGAGCAGGTCGCGTTCTCTCTTCATCCCGGCGCCTTTTATTCCCCTAGCTTTTCCAGTCATGGCTGCCATATCTTTTTTGAGCGCCCGGGTCTCGCATGCGACACTAGTGTCTTTCGCTTTGGCCTCCCTGGGCTTAGCCGCCGTGTTCGCCGGAACGGTCTTCTTTCCCCCCCCCGCGGCGCGCATGTCACTCAAAATTTGTTCTGCAGCTGGGTTGTCGGAGGAGGTGTTGCCGCCCTTTTGGCGCGCCTCAGAATATTCCTTGCTGCTGTGTTCGTTTTTCGTTGTTCGGATAGGATTGTTTTGCATATCAGGAAAGCCTCGCCAACGAAGAAGGGCTTCTCTATCCAAGCTAATTTGGTAGATCTTCTTTTGTGAGATCATGGTTTTCAAAAATTCACCATAATGGTTATATTTCCATATTTCTATCAAATCAGTAAAACCATCGTTAACTTCTTGAATGTCTTTATCGAGCTGGTTTAGGCGGTTCTGCACAGTGTTTGTACTGGATGTATCTCCCGCTACAGCCGGGTCATCTAAATCCCCCGATGACCCGACTGGCATGGCCACGTTTTCTTTAGTCGCTTCCTTTTTGCGTTGCAGATGTCTAACTTTCCTATCCCGGGAAGCTTGGCGGTCTTTTATGTCTCTTTGTAACGAATAAAAAATGTTTGAGTGGGGCTCACGCAAAGCACCTTCGACAGAAGCTCGATAATCGATCGATAGTCTAATTCGCCCATCGTTCTCAAATTTAAAATCATAGTTTGTCATTTCTAGAAAAAGATCGAGCTGAAAAGACTCTAATAATTGCCTCATTTGTGATTGTGATGGGCGGCGGACTCCTTTGTCAAACATATTAACCAGAGCACTAACATCGGGTGCGGCCCAGCCGACGCGGGCTTTAATCCGTCTATAAGCCGGGTTTGCGATTAGTTCGTCTTCCAGGCGGGCGGCGTCTCTTTTGGCGCGNGGTTGTCGACAAGCAGTTATTAAATCGCCGGCGCCACCCTTTTTATATTCACTTTCTAAATCTTTAGGTATTTTTTTAGGAGATCTAAGTAGAAGATCTAGCCATCGTGGACTAGTTTTACCACCCTGTCGTCTAGTCAAGGCGTCAAAACTAGTCATTAAAAATTCGGTATGTACTTTGATGGATTTTTCAGTAGTTGCAAAATCGCCGCCATCAAATTCGTATTCAAAATTATTTAAACCAATGCCGTAGGCGCGACCAGAGCCTCGGAGGTGTTTTTCGATGCGTCTAACTTGCGCAGGAGAGGTATGGTCGTCTAAGAACAATTCTTTTGAAGTTTTATACTCATGTGTGCCACTTTTCTCGTCATAGTGCACCACCCAAAACCTAACTGTTGGCACCAAGAGTGCCATTTGAGCTGTGTTGAGCTTAAAAAATATATCAGCATCAGGAAGGCCAGAAAAGTATTTTATTACTTTATCTGACGGCGCATCAAGAACAATTACATTTTCGTAACCTTTGGTTTGTTTGCTAACTTTCGATAATGTCTTCCTAGCGTCCATAAGAAAACACTGATCTTGCCAGCGAGCGATTTTTGCTGCTCGTGGATTATAATCAATTATTTGTTCTTCCGGAAGTGGTTCTGGTGGTGGGTTCGACATCTATATCTTAAACTCCCAACAATTCATAAACAGTTTCTAGAGGATACGGCACAAGTATCATATCTCCAGCCTTAAAGTGGCTTTCAGTTGGCTTTTTGTTAAACCATGCCAGAACCCACCACAAAGAAGGGTCTCCATAGGCAGATTCAGCAAATTTCCAATACTTGTCGCCGGCCGTCCAAACATGTTTATCGATACTAAGTGCCTGCATTTGTTTAACCGTAGGATACCTCATGACCGGCGAACGATAATGCTCTATGTANGGCAAGTGCCTCTCATCTAATATTTTTTTGTAGGCAGCATTGTTGTTCAACACCGTTTGTCTTGTTTCATATCTATCTCTTGCCATATCAATCTCCTCCGAAAGCTTTTTCTATGCCCTCGAATCCCCCAAGAATGTTTTCTTTGACTTTATTAAAAGCATCGTTAACTGGATCAGAGCCTTTTGGTTGGGTGCATCGTCCATCCGTTGTCGAACCTAACGCAGATCCTTGGACACCTGCATATAAATCCTCCTCACACTGAGCAGTGCCTAAATCTTTTGGAGTTATAACCTCGTTATCTTTATTAACTTCTCCGGTGCCGACGAAAGAGGGCATGCCGTACGGGAAACTTTTGTTTCCGTCATCCAACGGCTGGACGCCTTTGCCGGCGCCGATACTTTTACTTTGTGACCAGCCCATTCTATGTTGGTGAAGAACATTAAACCCAAGTGATAAATTCAGTGACATGGGTATCAGCATGCCATGGCCAGGGTCGTAAAAGCCGGCCTCTAAATCTGGTGCGAAGGTGGCGCCATCGAGCCAGCCCAAGAGGCCGTGTATCACTACATCGGAGCCCTTTTGTAGACTGGTTTCGCCGGCGTGAGAATGTGCAATCAAGTTTCCAAATTTCATTTTAAGGAGGGGCGCTGCAGAAATTTGGCCGGCCCCCTGATGTTTATTATACACGGGATAGAGCATTTGTATTAAAGTTGAAACTCTACGCATATTTACTCTTGCCTCTCTTTCTCCGTAAGCTGGAATCGAAAAAGAAACTTGGATTTTGCGTGTTGTGCCTCCATAGGTCGCGATCGGATCCATTCTACCATAAACTGAATCTTTCTTCCAATCAGTTATAAAATTATCTGAATACTCTGTAAGGAAAGCCTTGAAAGAAACTACCAGAGGGCCGCTGCGGCCTGAGGGTACATAATAGAACTGTAATTTTTGTCCCTTTTTTGTAAAAAGAGTATCGCTAGGATCAGCTGCTGGGCGCCCAGTAGTTGGAGGGGCAACGCTGTCGACGGGATCGTACTTCTGAGCTGCTTTTGCATCTTCCATTGCTTTTTTTTCTGCGGCGGCGGCGCCGGGGCCCGGCATTGGGCGTAATCCTCCGGGAAGACCTGTAGTTTTTGATTCTGCCAAAATTAAATTCCTCCTTTATTTGTTTTACATAGTGGGGTTAAGATCATTTTTTAATACGTAATCCTCTTCGATATACCTGGCCATTCCCTTATACACTTCGAGGCCATCCATGTTAACAACCAAAGCTTGGCCATGGGGCTGCCTTTTTTTGGCCGCGGCGGATGCGGTGCTAGCGCTGCGCAAAATGGCCATTATTTTTTCTAAATATTCATGTAACTTTTTGTCAGTTTTGGCATTGGCCAGCTCGACGGCGCTGTTTATGACACCCTCGACGGCAATTGCGGACTCAGGATTTACTCTTGAAATCGCCTCCATCATTCTTGCAGCTTCTTTGAGACTTGCCGCCTTCTCCGCATCTAATTTGCCAATTGCAGCAATGACGAGGCCGACGCTAGCTGCTGATTCCATGGACATCTTTGAAATATTTTCAAATAAGCTGCTCAAAGAATCTAATTCTTCAGTTGGCAATAATGCCATGGCCGCAGACAGAGCGACGAGTCCCATGGCTAGCCCGGCAATGCCGGCCGCGCCGGCAACTCCTCCAATTCCAGCCAATGACATCTTTAGCATAAAATTACCGAGCGCTTCAATTTTTGCTGTTGGCAGTTCACCCAAAATCTTAAATAAGCTGCCAAAACTTTGTATTAAATATCCAATGCCAGCAAATGCAGCTCCAATAGAAAACCCGATCGCCGCGATGCCGGCGGCCGCGGCGTATGAGGCTGCAGCAGCAGTCTTTGCAGCTATGCTGGATGCATATAATGCTTTAGAAGAAAGACCGAGGGCCGGCGCTGAGCTGGCCGCGGCGCCGGTCAGTGATGTATACAAACCGCTCAAAAGACCCAGGGGTATTGTAAAAAGTTTAAGTATTCCAGTACCTTTCAATAAAATAGCCATTATTCCAATCATAACGCCCTTGAACATCGCGCCGCCACCTGTTACTTCTTTCATCCAATCAAAGAAGTCTGACATATGTGTCACAACTGTATCCAAAATCAATGCCACGTCGTCCAAAATAGGAGTTAATCTTAGCATTAGAGTCTCAAACTTTTCTTGTGTTGAAAGATTCTTGAACGCCTCGTCCGATAAATCCGATAGAGCCATTTCTGAATTTGCAGCTAAATTCTGTAATTCATCATATGCACTCAGGCTCATGCTGAACATTTTGTTGGCTTCAGTTAGGTCATTGATTCCTGCCGCATTTGCCAAAGCTTTCTTTTCCCAACGATCCAAAGATTCCCATGATTTTCCTTGCGCCTGAACACCTTCTATTAAAAGACGAATTCGCTCTTGTTCTGTGGCGGCGACCATGGTAACGGTATCAAAATAAGCGCCTCCTAGTAGCGCATTTAAACTACCAACTTTATCAGCTGCAGTCTCAAAAGTATCAAATCCCTCTGCAATACTTAAAAGAGATCCTAGCTCGACGGCGAGAGCTTTTGATGATGCAGAGAGTTTCTTGAATTCATCCACTCCTTGTTTACCAAATTGTGCAATCATATTTTGTGCTTTTGGTATATTATTAAAAACTACGCCGGCTGGCTCTCCAATGGCATGCGCCAGACCAGTAAAATCAGCTACTGTTTTTTCAGCTTCAATTGCAGTCATCTTCAAGGAAGAAACCAAAACATCCAAAGCATTTCCAGTTGCTGATGCATCGACTCCAAATTTACGCATCATTGTCGTAGTAGTGGCCAATCTTTGTTGATTTTCCATAGAAAGAGTGCTGAAGGCCTTCATATTTGTTAATAATTCAGCTAATGATTCTTGTGCTTCGACCTGGCCCATGTTAAGTTTCAAGTTCTGGTCGGTGATATTTGCCAGCACCGGTGTATATTCAATGCCGGCTGTTGTCGACTCCATAAGAGTGCCCATTGAAGTCATGAGGCCGGCATTTAATTCATAGGTTGCGTTGGCTATCTTTGTTAAAGCAGCGCCAAATAAATTTGAGGGTCGAATTGTCTCATATAAGCCGCCGGCCATCTGACCAACAACATCTTTTAATGAAGACCCTTCTTCAAATGCATTAACAAACTTTCCGGAGAGGCCGGCCTTCCGCCAATTCGAATCAAGGCCTAAGATACTAGCTGCAGTCTCCTTGGTCGCTTCGTTAAGCTCTCTTGCTGCCTTAACTCCATCATTTTGTTTTGCTTGCTCATCTGCTAAACTATTATATCCTTCTATGAGATCATCAATATTGTCTTGTTCTTCTTGAATTATCTTAATTAATTCTTTTTTTGTTTCTATTGCTTCTTTGTCTAAAATATCTTTTTTTTCCAACACCTCGATATCTTCTAGCAATTTAGCAATATAGTGATCTCTAATTCTGGTGGCTTCTTCCTCGCTGCCGGAAGCCGCTTTGAGTGTTTCGTTATAGGCCGTTAATTCAACAGCCTGTGTTCGTAACCGCTTAATAAGTTGATCGGCAGAATCGATGCGCTGATCAATAATGGCTTTATTATTTCTGGCTACATCATTAAGTTTGACCTGCAAATCTAGCTCACTTTGTTGAGCTTTTGTCAGGGCTTCTATTGCTTTTTGTAGCCTGGCTTTATCTTCAGGTGTTGCCATTTAAATTAGTTCCTATTTAAAGGGCCACTTTATACCAGTGACTCTTTGAAATTTTGAAACTGCTGAATCTAAAGTTGCTTTATTTCTGTAAGTGCGCGCATCGTCGAGGCCATAATTCATATATGCCATCATATATTTCTTTTCTTTCATAAGGGTGTCAAGAAAGGCCTGTATATCTTGTTTACTGCCTTTTACCGTGGTGGGCATGCTGACTCCCCCAAACATTGCTTTAAGGACCAATTTAAGCTGATTTCCGAACGTTCTATATGAACCAGCAATCTCGTTTAAAGAGGATTTATCTAAATTAATTACAACTTCTTCCACAACATTAATCTCCAACAGTATTAATAATTAGTTAAGAGCAACAAAATAAGAACACTTAAGATAACTCATGTATCTTAGAATTACCTTTGCCAGACGATGCGCCCTCTATTTGCTCTTTTTCATATTCCAGCTGTTGCTGCAGGCGCTTTGTAAACCAGTTTCTTAAACCAATTGGTAAGTTGTAAATTTCGATAAAACTCCAATTACCATGGTATTTGAGGGCAAACATCTGTTCATATAGTGATTTTTGGTAGTTATGATCTAGGCCAAAAAAATTCCACAGTAAAGGGCACCTCCATATCTTGGGAGTGGCCACAGTTAGTGCACTCAAAATACTGCGCTAGGTCTATATTGGGAATAATTTTGCTATATGTTTCCCTTAAAAATTTTGAATCAAAGGCCGGCATAACGTTAATAAATTGCTCAACCATGTGTCGATCCTCAACATTGTTGATAGAAACAACAAAAGTTCTAAACTGTTCTGTCAAAGAAGGGTCTGTTCTCTTGCCTTTCTTAATCAATTGTTTTTCGTCATGTCCACATAATAATTTTACTTCGACAACTGCCTTGGATCGAGGAAGCTGTAACTTCATCGTGCCGCGGTCGGTTATCTCCACTCCAGGAATCTCAGCATCATTGATATACTTAACCGATCGATTATCTAGATCAAATGAATATTTTTGTGTTGTAACGCAGCTTGGGCAAGAAACATTGGCTGCATAATCTGCGCCGTATGCAGAGACGCGGGCAGCAACAATTATTGCATTCTTGTCTCCAACAAAAATATCATCTAACCTGATAGCAGGGTCTACTATAATAGATTGTAAGACGCGGTCGAGAGCAACGCCTTTCTGAAGTAGTGATTTATTAACCAACAAATCTTCTTCTTTCGCTGTCATCGATTTAATTTCTATTTCTTGTTTATTGTGGAGTGGATGCCCTTCCGGATAAAAAAGACCCCTAGTTGGTAATTCAACCAGTTCAGTCGGCACTACATACTGTAATGCTTGAAAATTATTATCAGTTATTTCTTGTTGTTCTGGAATAACGCCAGGAACGGGCGCCTGATATCGGGCGCTGTTATCTCTAGTTGTCATCTATACCTCTTATTTGATTAACTATTGTTGCCGCCGAGATCCAGAACTCCGCCGACAACTGCGCCAAGCTCGGCCGCAGTATCAGTTAAGTTCAGCATATCGCCCATTAGGCTAATACCTTTATTCTCGCCGCCGGCTTTGGTCATATATGCGTAATCATACATCAAAGTCATACTTAAAGTAGTTAATTCTTCATTATTATAATCTAACTTACCAAAATCCAAAGTTCCTTGAATCCAAGCATTCTCTAAGCGCCATTCATCTACAATTCTTTCTGTGTGTGGTTTTGTTATATCATGGTTTGCGGGGACGCCTAGTGAAGATATCGTAACATTGCCCAGGGCACCAACCGCGCGAGCTTTAGTCATATTTGTAGCTGATGAGTTTTGCGCCTGAGAGGCATCGCCGGCGGGCATATCATAGCCGGCCATACGAACAAAATACATAACAGTGCCGGCTGTGTCGACCGGGCTGACGGGGTCGACCAAAGTTACAGAGATAGGCTGCCATTTAAGCCGGCCGGGGTAGTTAAAAGTGTGATTAAGATATTTATGTTCATGATTGGAAATTTCAAATTTTGGTTTATCAACAGTCTGTACAAGCCAATCTGAATTGGGGAAATTACCAATTCTCATTATAAATCTAAAATTTCTTTTTGGTTCTATATTAGCGTTATTCCAAAAATTGCTAGCCATTAATCTAAAGTCTCCTGTTGTTATTATAGGTCATATATAAATAGTTGTTAAATAATTTTAATCTTCGAATGAAGCCCCACTATTTGTGACAAAGAAGTCAATTGCAATGTATTCAATTGACTTGGCGGGCTTCAAGAACACTTTCGCATACATGATGTTTCTATCACGTAATTCTGGTGTTGTTGTGGTCTCATCTAAGATAAGTTTATAATCTTCAAGACCAAATTTAGCTTGTACGTCCTTGAGAATTGGATCGGCCTGGCCGATAAATCGGGCCCAGGTGGCCGGCACATTTTGGTCAAACAAGATATTGTTTGCAATGTGAGAAATTTTCTTTTTAAGGAAAATAAGCAGCCTTCTTACATTAATTCTATCAAGCGCGCTGGCTTCTAATTGCAATGTTTTCTGCCCAAAGACCACGATGCCTTCACTCGGGAAAGAAGCGATCGGATTAATACGAACATCATAAAGATCATCTCTTTCTCTAGAAGTCAACTTCTTGCGTACGTTTGTTATAGAAATGCCAGCTGCGCCCTTAGAGAGGCCGCCTCTATTAAATCCTGCAGGAGCAAACCAAAGTTCACTCTTCGCGGCGGATGAGCCCATTGTGCCTAGGCCGGCCACAGAAGCCGGAATCCAAAGCATTTGGCCGGTGCCACTATCTCTAGTCTGAACCCAGGGATAGAAAGCGCAGCCGTAGCTTGAATTTGTATTTCTGCTTCTCATTGACGTTACCGCAGATTTAACACTTGGCATAACCGGGTATGTGGCCGGCAAGCCTTCATGAAGCGGCTGATAATCATTTTCTACATCAATAATAGCCAATGCGTCGCCGCGCTCTTCAACCATTTCAACCAACTTGTTGGTCAATGCAGGAACATAGATGCCAGGCATTGTAACCAAATTGTAGTCTAGGGTTTCAGTATCGGAAATAATATCGATTGCTCTTTCTACTGCAGAACGTGCATAGTTCGTTGCTGTTGTCGTTCCAGCACCGCCCATGGTCTCACTGCCATCCAAGAAAGTATTTCTAAACGGATCTTTTTCAATAATATCGAGTGCGTCGTGGCCACCGTGTAAGACAGTGGTAAACTTATCAATACCATTCCTAGTAAGTTGTACAGCTCCTGATGCTGCTGTAAAGGATGTGTTGTCTGCTCTAGACCCAGATGAATAGTAATATGCTGTATCTGGGTCGTCAGCAGCTACATTAAGGCCCGTCGATCCAGTTTTTCTAATATTATCTAAAGTAAAGACATATTGATAATCTGAAGAAACGCTGGGGTCCCAGTTATCGATTCCAATTGGCTTAACACGGAGAAGATCTTTGGTACCTTCGTCAAACCTAGTTGTCGAAGATTCTTGTAATAAGTTGACGCCGAAATATGCATCTCTAGGATCTGTAAACCCTAAGAAGCTAGAAGATGTGATCAGTTCTATAGCCGGGAATTGAAAAGATCCAGTGAAGCCATAGACGACGGGGCCCTTAACGTCCCAGCCCGGGGCGGCACCATTCATGGCGTCAGATGAGCACGTTACTTGACTGCTAAGAATCATATTGCCGCCCCCGGCGCCAGCAATACCCATGACAAAGGATCCGGCGCGGCCGGTCGAGGCAATGGATTGACTAGTCGACCCAGAATGAATTTCAAAAGGCTTGAATCTTAGAGGGCCTTTCACTCCGAAAGGCATCAAAGAGGCATTTTCTGAGCCGTCTCTAACTGCTTCTTTTGCTTCAACTCTTACATATTCTGAAACGTTTGCATAATCACCATGCTCTTCTAATCGATTGGTATCCGAATTATATTGTAAATAAGAATCTCCGATCTTGCGTGAAATAAAGTTTGCTGAATTGGGATTTAAGTTACAATTAGCAAACGTTTCTAAAACTTTCTTTCTCTTATCAGTATCTTTGATTGACCGAATTTCAACCGTAAAAGAAGGATAAGGATTGACCGTCTCTTCTTCCGCTGTTGGATACCTTAAGTCGCGAATTGAAATTTTGATTTCATTTTGTGTTTGCTGCCCGTTGGCGTTTAAAGCATGGAATTTAAAAAGATCTGTTGTATTTGTTCCTGGATTAAACGAAGCGACCGGATCAGAAGTATCTTGAGAGATAAACCAGCCAGTAGCTGAGGGATTTGGGCCCTTATCTGTTGCAATCGTACCTCTAAAGTCTCCTCCATCAGCAGCAGTAGATCCAAGCGTTGTGATAAATGCAAAATAATTATCTGAGCTGCTTAGCGCATTAATTGCCTTCTCGTATGTTTCCCCCAGGAAATATTTGTATTGATTTGGGCTAGCATATAATTTCTGATTATATCTTGTCGGATCAGTATTAAAAACTTTGCGAACAAAGTTTGAGCTATTTCTATTAAAATTAAAGGCTTTAGTTTCTTTTTCACTGTTACTGCCTGTAATAGTAATTTTAAACCCTTTGTAATCGCCAGAATTTTTTATGAGAGTATGGTTCACGTTGCCGATGGTTTGGGTACTGCCTCTCACAGTGCCGGACAAAACCGGAACTGCTCCGGAAACATAAAAANTTGCCGCCAATGAGCCTGTAACCATATCAGTGGCCGATCCGGATGGAACAACAAATAATCCATAAGTTCCAACGCCGATTTTGTCAGTCGCCTCATTCGCTGTAGTGGCGGGAACTGACCATCCGGCTGCACCTGCAGATTGTGCGGTGCCTGCAGCGTCATCTTGAGCACCAAGAAGACGAATAAATGTAATTGGACTATTGTTTGACAAATATGCTTTTGCAGCATATGTTGCATACATAGGAGATGAAAGGTTTCCATTACGCCAGGCATCACCGCCTTGGCCGCCAGGAACAGTGTCACCAAATTTTTGTACAAACTCGTTATAAGTTCGTACTACGGTTGGTGTAAAAGCTGGTCCTTTGCTAGTTCTGCCAATGATGACAGGCCCAATGGCATCATTGCCTAGGCCCGGGACTTGTGACTGGTCGACTTCGCTGATAAAGACACCAGGGGATATAAAACGATATTTATCTGCCGGCATTATACAATTCTCCTATAAAAACAGTTTTTTATCTGTAGTTTGCTATAATAAATAGTAAACAAATAAGCAAAAGGAATATTCATCAAGATTTATAAAAGCTATCCTTGCTCGTTGGATTTGGCGCATCGATGATAATTCTTTCTCTACCTATTTTAACCTCGACTGCATTTTGTGTTTTTGTTATCTTTGGAAGCTCTTCATTCGGGCCGGCGCCATGGATATATCCCAGCACACGCATGTTCATCGTCATTTTGAATTTTCTTTCATTGTCACCCAGAGAAGAAATAGAATTCTCTACATTATATTGTTTATCTAGGAATCCTTCGTAACTGTGGCCTAGGCGATTTATAACAACATAATTTGATAAATTTGTGGCATCTATTAAATAAGAGGCAATATCATTCATTTGCTGCTGATATTCCGTAAAGCAATCAATTTCGTATTGAATTTCAAGATAAGATGGAGCTGGTATAGTCATTGTCTCATATACAACTTTATTGTTCTTGCGTTTAAAATTTTTATTTTTTGCATCTTTGCTTTTTCGAAAAGCATCCGCAGTTGCAAACTTATTTGTATCGTCTTGGGAAATTCTTCTTGCAACAATAATATCGGATCGGCCTATTTCTCTAGATCTGCCAATTGGTGAAAATATACCTCCTCGTTTTGTGCGATCTTTAACAAAACCTTTTCTCTCAATTGTTATAGCTGGATAAATAACTGCTCCAAGATCATCACTCTTCATAATAAATGTCTCATCATCTGTCCAATTTCTGTCTTTGCGATTATAAGCGCGCTCGATGCCAACCCATGATATTGGCACTGGTTGAAAACCTTCATTAGAATAAGTTGATATACTTAAATTTGAAAAAAAATCATACACAGCATAATCAATATTTTCTAATGTTGATGGCATTAAAACTTGCTCTTCAACATGTCTTGGCTCATCTATGCCAGTATATGAATAATCAATATCTTTAATTTTATCGTCCATCGAAAAGTCCCTTTCTTGCTCTTACACACTTAGCAGTAATTTGATATCTGTGGTCAACCTGGCCAAATAATTGTTTTGGCTCATCTAATGTAACAATCTCATAAAACAACCCGCCATACGACACAAAATCACCCTCTCGAACAAATATGTCTTGATCTTCTGTAATTCTTCTCTTGTGGAATTTAACTGTTATAGTTGTTATAACATCAAGGCCATATTTATCTGCTGTTGTTTTCAAGCCTTCCCAATCAATTAAGACAAAGACCCTGACGGGCGGCAAAAACGTTTTTTCGATTGCTTCGCCATATAAAGGATGATAATCAGTATTTGTTACATCAATAGCATAATATAAAACTTGTTGACCTATTACTCTTTCGACTAATTCGTCATTAACTTGTTTTACAAGATCCCTTTCTTTCTTGTTTAAAAACAGCGGAGGGGGTGGAGCATCTGGTTGTGACCATTCATCGTTTGCCATCTACATTACCCCGCATACACACTATTAGGTATAGTTTTTAGGATATTGTTGGTCGATTCGGTCATTCCGGCTTCTTGTTCTGCAATCTTGGCATACGTCATCTCAGAAAGAATAGTCTTTAGCTCCTCGCGAAGCTTCTCTTTCTCTTCTTTCGCCTGGCTAAGCAAATCAGAATGATTTAAAGTTACGGAATCGCCAGGAATTGGTATTTGAGTAAATTTTCCTCTTACCTGGCCCAACATCTCTTTCGACAAGGACAACGCAAAGCGTCGAATCCACTGTTTGCCGATCGAATTGATGTTGGCATACGGAACATTGGCAAAAGGCAGCGTATTCATGTTGTTCACGCCCTTTACGCCGGTGTCTAGACTGCCCGAGGCCTCTTCCCATGGATCAGTCTTGACTGTAAACTCAACATAGAACTTTTTGGGAGCAGATATTCCGGGAATTGGGAAAATTCTTAATTTATTATTTTTGATTTCATAAGAATAATGTGAATTTCGTGTATAAATGGCATCTTCATAAGCCATGGCTTGTAATTTATTTTGCCATGTTGGAATAACTTCGAAAGTAGAGTCATCTGCATACATGCCATAAGTTGATAAATTGCCAATTGCATTAATTCCGCCATAATAACCAAAAAACCTCCACATTGCGTGAGGAGTTTTGTAATAAACGCGACGAATTGTTACTTTTTTATCTCCAACTTTTTCAAAGAATGGAGAATCAGTTTCTGTAGCAGCTGATGAAGAAATAACAGCCTGCAGGTCATAATCCTGTTTATCATTTACTTTGTCAAATGAAGCAGAGTAAATAGGATCAGTTCCGCCTAGGCCGGCTTCTGTTATAGTTTTGTCACTAATCTGCCTGGCGTATCCAAAATCAAATTTCGGATATCTTAAACTAGCACTTACATTCGCCATGGCAGCTTCTTTTAATTCGCCGTCATGATCAAAAGTGCCGGTGGTAGCACCCAAAGAAGAACCAATTGCATTTTTAGCCTGATGGATATTGACAATATAAGAATATTCTAATACTGCTTCCTCATATGCTGTAAAAACTTGCTTTTGCGTTATTTCTACATCTAGGACATCGCCGCCGAGCTTACGATAAACATAATTTACTTGTTCCGCAGCGCCAGAAACAAAATCCGTATTAGCTACATAAATTCCATATGGATAGTTAGATGCATCAGCTGCAACTGTTGTAGAACCAGTTTCTGGTAGCGCGATCGCAGGTGTAGTCTGAGTCGGCGTTAATGTAGGTACAGCCATTCATTTGGTCTCCAAGTCTTACTATATAAATAGTATCTCGGAGATAGTATCAATCTTTTTTAGTTGTTTTCTTGGCTGTGCTTTTCAAAGGAGCCTTTGTTTTTTCAACTTTCTTTGGGGCTACCTTAACTTCTTCTACCACCGGTGCAGGAGGTGCTGCAGCCGCGGCGGCGGCGGCAATTGCTGCTTGTCTCGCCAATAATCTAAGTCTTTTCTTCTTTCTACCCATAGTAATAGGCCTCCTATTTCCTTATAAATAGTTGATTATAAAACAAAAATCTCAAAAACTAGCGGCAAAAAAAAATTGGCCAATTCAATTTTTATAAAAAAACCCCGCCAAGGAAAACCAAGGCGGGGCATATTAAGCTACGCTATTTGTTATTAGCTGCCAGTCTCACCAAGTAGACCACGTACAACGACGAGGCCGTACATGTCAGGTCGGACCATCTTCTTAGCGTAACGAGTCATCACGCCCTTACGGGGCACGAAGTCTTCGGTACCGAAGATTGTCGGGGTGACCTGGAGAGGCACATACGGAGCGTATACATAGCCACTCTCAAGGAAACTACCGCCCTTACGGCCAACGAGAATTACGTTGCGCGGGAAGTACGGATCAACCCAGACGTCCCATTTCTTGGAAATGGAGCCAACGTTGACTGCACCTGCGTTGCCGCGATCTGCATCAGCTGTAATACTAGCGCGGAAACCAGCAGTAAACTCAAGGATGTTTGCAACTTCTGGGGATGTAACCAAGAAGTTTGCGCCACCGCGGAGAGTCTTTCTGTGGATCTGAGCGCTTACGTCGTTAACAGTTTCGAGAAGAGTCTCATACCATTCGCTAACAGTACCGGTGAAGTCTGGAGCAGCTGTGTTTGCACCAACTTCTGCGCCGGTTGTACGGTTAACAAAAAGGCCTGGGGAGCGTGACCAGTAGTATGTACCAGCTGTTGCACCCTGAATGAGATCGTTAACGATTTCACGGTCCATTTCGCGAGCAATCTGCTCAGAAAGGATCTGAGTAAGCTCGACCTCGGCGTCAAGGTTGTGGTAGGCATTTAGGTCCTGACCTAATTCCGGAGTCCACTTGGCCTTGAGTTTCTTGGTCATCGCTGTGACTGCCACTGAATCGACTTTGATGTTAATCTCGGGGATAACGTCGAGGCTATCAGCGTTAGGGGAAACACCAGTTGAAGCTGCATCGCTAGCACCTTCAAGAGGGAATACTGAACCAACAACTGAACCAAGTGCAGAAGCTGTATCCCACTGATCTGCCAATGCGAACTGACAACCAAGATGAGAGGCTGTTATGGCCTGCAAGCCAGAATTATTACCTGCCACGGCGGCGGGATTGAGGGAAACTGAAGAGCTAGCTGCAGCAACAACCATTGTTAATTTGAAGTTAGAGCTTGTAGTTGCGGCGCCGGCTGTTGAACCTGAAGAAATGCTTGTTAGGCGACGTACGACGTCGCCAGTGCTAGTAAGACTAAATGCAGTCGAGCCAGTCACATCGATTGAAACAAGGTTATCTAGATTTAAGTTTGTCCAAACGGTTGAGCCGGTGGCTTCAAGGACTACCACAGGCAGGCCGATGAGATCTGCATCATAGCGAGTTAGCTTATCTAATGTAGCCTGGTCGGCGGCACTAAGAACGTTATCGCCGGTGCCGGGGGCGACGCCTGCAGTACCGGAAGCAACCATAATCAGGCCTCCGCCGGAGAGTTCACCAGAGCCAGACGGTGAAGAATAGCCATTCTGCAAGTTGTAGAAACCGCCGCCTTCTTCAGTAATGTCAGAAACACCACCGGTCAGCTGGGCGCCTACGACGCCACCACCGTAAAGTGATTCACCCTGTGTAACACCGAAACGTGCATCATTGTAGGTGAAGTCCATGAAGAAGATGAGGCCTGAGGGGAGGCTCATCGGCTGCACGGAAACGAGATCGTTTGCGATCAAAGAACCGAAAACTCTACGAACTAGGGGGAATGCAACTGCTGCAAAGCCCTGGACGTCGCCACCTGCCATTGAGGAGGCCTCTTTGAGGAGCTGGGACGCCTGGTTTTCGAGCAAGCGAGCCATTCCATTTTTCTTAGCATCATTGTTTAGACCTTCGAGAAGTCCAGTACGTTCCCATTTTTCCAATAGGGCAGCACCTTCATTCTTAAGGGATCTCTCGACAATGCCTTCTGTTAATTTTTCTAAAACTGACATGTTTAAATCTCCTTTATATTATTTATTGTTTAAGCCAGCCAAAATTTTCCATCTATCTATTGATGAATCATTTTGAGTTGTGTTTTCTCGATCACGTTTGCGATGAGAAAGGATCAATGTTGAAGTAACTCTATTTGTTGCTTCGCTCAACGATTCTGGCTTCTTATTCTTAATGGTGCTGCCCGTTGCGCTTTGAAGTGTTTCATAGATTACTTTTGCTTCTTCAACACTTTCAGAGTTTGATAAAGCCTCGACAATTTTATTTTTTTGTCGCTCATTCAGGGAGTCGCTCATCAAAACTTTGTTTGTATATAATAGTTTAGCGTTTGCAAGGTTTGATTCTTTTAATTTATCTCTTAACTTGCCAACTGCATTTATTAATTCTTTTTTATCTTTCTTTGTACTACTGATATTGCCTTCTAATTTTTCATTTGATTCTTGAAGCTTTTTAATAGCTTTTTGCATTTCGTCATGCTTTTCTCTGTGTTTAGAATCTTGCAACATTGCCAAGAGTTCTTCTTCCGCTAATTGGAAGGTGCCTTGTGGAGTGTTCATCCAGCCTGATTTTTCAGTCTTAAGAGGATCAATATCTACTGTCAAAGCTTCTTCTACAACTGCTTCAGACTCATTTGATTCTTCTAGAGGCTTAGCTGCATATGGTGCCTCTTCCGGATTGCCAGCAAGAGCCATGGTTTCTTCATCCCCTGTTCTTGCCGCAGTGTCATCTATCATTGGAGTATCACCGCCTTCATCAATCATTGCCATTAATTCTTCTAGAAGATCTTCTTCAAGTGTAAAGTCTTCGGAAACCATTTCTTCTAGTGCTTCTTCGTTTAAAACGAATTCATCACTTGAGTCAGCAGACTCAAAAACAATTTCTTCCAATGCTTCATCGTTTATTTCAACTGATTCCGTAGTAAGAGCATCAAGACCTTCTTCGTCTTCTGTTTCTTCAGCTGCAGCGTCAATTTCGCCGGCTAATGCTTCTGCGTCCTCAAGAGGGGCAATATCTAATTTTTGTTCCAGATCTTTCAAGTCAAAAGTAACTTTCATGTCATCATCAATATCCGGACAGGCGCACATTTCAACGCCTTCGGCGGATCCAGGGACAAGATCATCAACCAATTCTTCGCCTTCTGCGGCTTCTTCTTCGCCGGCTGCCAGATCTTCAATAGGATCACCTAATGGCTCATCTTCCGGTTCCTCATCTAATATTTGTTCTACGGCCTCTTTAATTTGGCCAGAAAATTTATCCAATATTGCTGCTTCTGCGTTACGCATTGCAACCTCTTTCAAGGCTTCTGCGTCAATAATGGCTTGATCAAGCAGATTTGACATTTATAAACTCCTTAAGCTTAAGTTTCTAGAAGTAAATAGTATATATATCCCTTAAATGACAAAAGTGCTTTTAATAGGCATTAATACCTGAACCACTAATATAATCAGAAGGCATCTTGGTCTTCGGAATATTAGTCAATTCTGCGTATATTGTTACTGAACCCGTAAGTCCGCCGGCGGTACCGTTGAGCAGCGCAATATTGATTGTCTTAACTCTAGCGTCGACATCAAAAGATTGACTTGGGAATTGTAAAATACGGGCATGTCCTTGTTTTAAGGCCGCTGGCCAGGTCGAGGTATCGCTAGGATCTAAAACATCATATCCTAGAGTATACACCCCGCCTTCTGTTACCGGTTGGCCAAAAAATACAGAAACATTTTCACTAGCTTCTGCCTTTCCGCCTTGGATTGAAAGAGGGGATACTATTGAAACACTTATAGATTTTGCGACAGAGGGGAGTTCAAACGTCTGAACGGAGCCTGCCCCTCCATTAGCACCGATAAGAGAGGACGTTAACCATGGCGTACCGGTCGATTGATAGGACCCAACGTTATTGAGACCTACGCTATAATGATTTGAAATTTTTGAATTTGCATCTGTTGCCATTGTTTACCTCACTTAATATTTAATTTTTTGCTTCTTGCTGCTTCTGCTTTTTGTGCATTACGCAGCTTTTTGGCTTTTTCTCTTCTTCTTTTTGTGGAAGCTTTTTCATGAAATCTTCTAGATAAATAGTCCTCAAGTATACGTTCTTTTTTAACTTTCTTTGTAAATCTTTTAATCAGACGATAAGGATCACCTTTAACGTCTCTCAGACTAACACTTACATTAACACTTTTTTTAGCCATTTTAATTCCTTTATATCAAGTGTTTCCACTTTCCACTAGCTAAGTTAACAATACCGCTAATATCAACACCCGAATCATCCGGCGCAGTACCTGCCATAGCGCCATGTTGATTTCCTTCTGGTAAAATTTCTTTTGTTCCCTCGAACACATCTACCCCACCAAAAGACATTGTTTCATTTAACTTCTTGATTCTTTCTTGTCTTTGGTTTTCAAGGGCCTCCGCTTTTTTCTCAAGTTCTTTTGGATCAGGAGTATTTGTTTTGCTTTCAATGGTTAGACCCTCGGCAACAATTCGCTGATTTGACATTCCTTTGGCAACTTCTGTAATGATTCCAGATAGAACGCCCTCTTCAAAGATACATTCTTTGATGCATTCTTTAATAAGAGGTTTAAGCATTGTTTTTAGTTCATTTTTTTTCATAATTAATCTTTTAATATATCTTGAATGAGGCTGTTCAAATTTGTTTTTTCTTTATTCTCATTTAAATAAGTATTAATTCCAACATCCATTTGCGGAGTTGAAATAGAGACACTATTTTTTGGCGCTAAATAAGCGCCGGGTGTTGAAGGCTCCGAAACAATATCGAAACAAATCAATTGGAAATCATCTTCAACCGTCACAGTGCCGCCCATTCCTTCTTTTACAGTTCCGAGGCCTCGGGAAGAGATGCCGAGCTTTACGCCGGCTTTAATTAAATCTTTAAGAATTCTGCCAGAAGGAGTATTTAAAACTTCAATTTTACCCATTACACTGTCTCCATCCCACCACATTTTTGCAACAAGGTGAGATGCATTTTTAAGATTAATTACACTGTCATCTGGGTGGTCTAGTTCTCCTAGGGACCTTCTCTCTTTGATGGCTTTTTGGTAGTTTTCAACTTCTCTTTGCAAAGTTTCTTGTCTATAGATCCTGCCATTGCCATTTTTTGTACCAGCTTTTTGGCACACTCCCACAAGATAAACTGCTCCATCGGCAACACGCTTTCTTTCTGATTCGGTTAAGATATCAAAAGCACATTGCCCATCGGGACAAAGTTCAAAATATTCTTGTAGTAGTTTTTTTGACATTAATTATTTCTTAGCCTTCTTACCTTTTTTAGTGCCCCAGCCATCATATTTGTTTCCACATTTACCAGGATTTTTAACACCATGGTTCATAGAGCCGGCTTTTCCTTGTTTTGCTTTCTCAGCCATTTTATTTTCTCCTTTTAAAAGTAAAGCGAGGCTTACCCTCGCATGATATAGCTACCTGCGCAGCATCTTCTAATTTCTGGAATGTTACGTTTTCTCATTTTCTAACCTCACGTTTAAATTTAATCCAAAGTCTTTCAACAACATACTAAAAAAGTATGAAGTTCCGGCAGACAAGCAGCCGCATAAAAATGCTGTAACTAAACTATTATCAAAACTAAATAGTCCAGTTCTTTCATTCATAGCCCATAAAATTATACCAACCCAAAAGCCCAAACACAGCGGACAATGAAATAATTCTCCTAACTTACCTTTTACTGGTCGAATTTTATTAAAAATTGAACCGTAAATTAAAATAAAAGTCATTCCATATGAACAGAGAATAAAATGTAAAGTTTCCATTATTCCTCTAAACGATATACTGCTGCAGATTGTAATCCATATGGCATGTGCCCGGGCTGAATTGATCCTTTCTTTTCGCCATGGTATTTGTCGGGATCCCAATCAGTGTATTCGCCTGGTGCGGGCTCATTAAGTCGATCTTCTTCTTGTTGATCGAAGTGCTTCTCAAATTCCATGAGTGGACGTTCTTCTTCTATAAATCTGGAAACAGCCAAGAGCGTGTGCTGCACTTGGTTGTATTCTTTGGACTCTTGTATTTTAGCTTCCATGGAACTAAAGATTGTACCGCCTTGAATAGAATCGTAATCAATGACGCCACGCTTTCTTAAGAAAGTGAAAAATCTATTTTGAGCCTCGTAAACATGATCGCCATAATATTGTTTAGCAAATGTTAATACTTTTTTATTATCAGGCATGATAACAATATCGATATCATCATGATCGTAAATCATGATATCGCCGCCTAGGCTTCTTCTTGCTTTAAGTTGAATTGTCTCTTCAACGGGAGATTTCTTTATTGTTATTTTAATGGGAGGATCTACGTCTCCTAATTTAATCTTAATTGTCATTAATATTAATCTCTTTTAATAGTTGCTGAAGCTTCAAGATCTTTTCAACCATGTCATTGTCAATTTCTCTTTTTGAAAAAGATTCCAAAACGTTTAAAATTTGATCTTTCTTCTCCTTAAGTAAAGAATTATTTTGTAAATCGATTTTTTTGCTTACTTCATCGCGAAGTCTAAAAATCTCTTCATTTAAGAAAACTTTAAGTTCCAGATCATCTCTCTGAAAAGAAGAAATATAATGATTAATTAATTCCTTTTGTTCTGTCAGAAGATTGTTGCCGTATGTTTCATTAAATTTATTATGAAAAGTTTTAAAAGCTAATTTGCTTACAGGCTTATATTTTTGTTCTTCAACAACCTCCTTGTTCTTTTGCAGGAAATCTTTCAATCTTTCTTCTAAATTAATTTGTTTTTTGATATCAGCATGTTCATATAGAACCTGATATGCTGTAGCTAAATTTTTATAATTTGGAATAAAGTTTTCAAAAATATTTTTATCTAAATCTTTATTAATCTTATTGATCAATTTCGTTTGCAATTGGAAAATACTTTCTTTATCTAATCTTTTATGTCGAGCTTTTGTTTCGTTGATAATTTTTTGCGCAAAATCTGCAGAACAATTTGCCGGCTCATATAAAGTTTTATATAATTCTAGCTCATTTGCTAAAATTTTATTTTTACTGAAGAATTCTTTTAATATATTTATAGTTTTAGTACGGCGACGGCTGTCATTTTTAAGCGACGCCCTAGTAACTTCTCGTATTAAACTTTCAAATAAAAATGCAGTATTTCTTTTTTTATTATGTTTATGTTTCATTCTGGCTTGACTCCAAAAGCGTAATTAAGTTTTTAATTTCCACTGTTGTTTGTAGTATCTTTCTTTCTTCCTCTTCATAATTAGATTCTAGATTTTCGGATATTCCAGAAGCTAACCGATTTATTTCAAGACCTGGGAACATAGACCTTTTTGCAGATCCCTTGACTTCATCACCCCAAAGACCTTTTAAGTGCCGTTTTCGGGCGCCCATATTTCGTCTGTCACCGCCTTTTGCGGGGGCGCCTTTATGTGTTCGCGGCTCATACCAACCGTTAGATTTATCGGTTGTTGTATAAGTTCGGCCGGCCTCTTTTTTGACGTCACGCTTGCCCGGGGCAGCTAACAATGCTGACTCTTCTGTATCTCCAGCTTCAGGCTCCTCTGTGGCCGCGGCGTCGGGCTCAACCTCTTCACCGCCTAAATCGGCTTCTCCGCCTAAATCGGCTTCTCCGCCCAAATCTTCAAATCCGCCCATTCCGCCACCCATGTCGCCGGCGTCTTCAGCTGCAGCAGTAACTTCTTCCGCGGCTTTTTCAAGTTCAGCGCCAATTCTCTTGTCGTGGAACATTTCTCTTTGAATTCGAACCATTTCTTCTTGAGATACATTAAATATATTTTCGCCAATCCAGCGTTTGCTGAAGAATCCTTCCGTTGCTGCTGAAGCGACATCAAATTTTGTTCTCCAATGCTCTAATTCTTGAAGTTGTGCTAGTTTAGACGGATTGTTGAGCTGTATATTGAAAGACGTTAAATCTTTTCCTCGATAACCTCGTGTAAATAAATGCACTACAGCAATTTTTTCAAGTTCTGATGTCATGGCGCGCTGGAGTCTCTGAATTGTTCTGGCAAAACGAATGTCTTTTTGAGCTAAAGTAGTTTTGTCTTCGTCTGCACCTTCAGAATTAGTTAAGTAAGAAGGCGGAATCTTCAGTGCACTAAATAATTTATCTCTGAGGTATTTTACATCATCAATATCGCCGGTAAATTGGCCGCCGGCCAGAGTTTCAACTTTTGTTGATTCGCCGCCCCTTACTGGAATAAAATAATCTTCTTCAATTGACATCGGATTATATCTTAGGTCGACGCGTCCGTTATCAGCATCTACCACTTGATTTCTTTTCATTTGCGTCATAACACGCTGAACATATTGCTCTACGTCTTGGGGTGGAATGTTACCAACATCAACATAAAATACTCTTCTTTCTGGAGATCGAACAATACGATAGGCCATCATTGCATCTTCTAGAAGAGTTAATTGGCGCCAAACGCGGCGCGCGGCCTCTAATACTGAAGTGCCGTACGGCGCATACTTATCATTTCCCAAGATTCTAAAATGTGCTATCTGCCAATTTTCTAAAGTAAGGCCGGCCTGGTTCCACTGGAATTGAATGTAATTTGGGTTTTCTTCATCCTCGCCTTCTAAACGCTCAACTTCTGTCGATGGAAGTCCAATTGCATATTTAATACCATCTTGCTCATCAATATCTAGATAAAGAAAAAAGTCTCCATATTTACAAAGAGAGCGCGCCCAGCCGAATATGTTAAATTCAATATTTAAGATATTATGAAATAAATTATCAAGTTCTAATTTTATTTCTTCATCATGGGTCTTGATTTTTAATAAAGGTACCAGCTCGTTTGAAGTTGTGATCTCATCTGCATAAATATCTACAGCAGAAGCAATTTCTGGAGTATATTCCATTTGATCAAAATCTGAATATCTATCTGATCTATTCTGGTTGGCCATATAATTGGCAGTATAATTACCTTTTTGGCCATATTCAGTTTTTTTGAATGTTTGGCCACTGGTCGACTTAAAACGAGATGCATAATTGTCGACCTGCAGGCGTCGCGGGTGTCTAACATTCTGCTGTCTGTATCCATCAATAGGACCAGATAATAACTTAGTAAGTTTTTTAAAAAGAGAGTGTTGTGAATTTCTTGGATTTGAATTTCTATTGGCCATTTATATAATTATCCTTTTAACAACCAAATGTGGTCAAAATAGTCTTTTTTAATATTGTCTTTTTTAATATATTCATAATTACGCATTCCGGGAATTGCAGTATTAATAATTGTACCAGATTTTTTTGCACAATTTAAGAAAGCTTTTTTATATTCCATATCTCTCTGGTTAACCTCAAAGGCAATATCTTTAACCCAACAGCCAATTGCAAAAGCCATGATAAGATCATCATTGTAGCCGCGCATTGCTTGTGGTTTGCTGTTGTGCCAAACAAATGTTTTCATTTCGTTATAAGTTCTTGTTGAATATAGTGTAACTAGTTTATTTCTAACGAATTCTTCTAGTTTAGCAATCACGAGAGGGCGCGTCTTCGAAGTCATTGAAAATCCCATAACAGCATTATTCGCGCGTTCGCCTCTTAATGGCTCGACATACTCATGACTAGATTTATAAGAATAAAAAATATTTGGATATGCATATTCTTGAAGTTTATCCAAGACTGTCCACCCAACTGTGTTGTTTTCGACAACAATCATGCATGCGCCATATTCTTTTCCAACTTCATTTAACATATTTGCAAATAAATCTGGCGTTGCTTTACCTTGATATTCACCAACAACTTCCATTGTTTCGATCTTAAAAATATGAAATGAAGAATAATCTTTTCCGTCGCCTCTGGCAACATCAGCAGATAAAAGATAGGTTGAGCCCGGCTGATGTTCTTCCCAAATCCAAAAATTACGATCGAAGCCGGTTTTATGTTTTGGTTCTCTCAGCTTGCTTTCGAATATCTTCATATCATCAGCATGAAAAACGGTCTCACCGGACATGTTAAAATTGCATTCAAGTTCCTGAGCAATTTGTCGGCGTGACATATTTCTGGTTTCGTTTTCAAACCATGCCTCATCGCGATCAGGATGCGCTCCCCATTTAAGCGTTGTTAAATAAAAATCGTTTTTCTCTTCGTCAGCGTCGACACATGTTTGATGAAACCAATTACCAACACCATTTGGGGTACTTAGGGCTATGCAGCGGCCACCGGTTGACAAAGTAGGGTACAGGCCTGTCCAAAGCTCTCCGAGGCCTTCAATGTGTGCTGCCTCGTCGATTACGAGCAAGGATAGTGCTTCTGAGCGGCCTGCATCTGATGATGTTGAAGTTGCCTTGATTTGAGATCCGTTTGTTAATTCAAAAGAAGTTCTATTATCAATAGAAATTTCGGAAATTCTTAGCCACTGTGGTATGTTTTTGTGGATTGCTTTAACTTTTTTAACTAAATTTTGACGCTGTTTTGAATTGTGTCGCAATAACAAGAACATTCTTCTCTTTCTGAAAAAGCATCAGCCATGCAACGTAAGCTGCTGTAATTGTTGAAATACCTAACTGTCTAGCTTTCAAAATTACATTAAAACGATGGTCATTAAAGTCCTTAAGCAGTTCTGTTTGGAAATCATACGTAGTAAAAGGAATTAATCCATGCTGGGGATGTGATATCCTGGCATAATTATTAATAAAATAAACAGGGTCTTTGCCAGATTTTACGATTTCTTTTAAAATCTGCTCTCTGGATAATTTGTATGACATCTAAGCTTTCTTATTAAGAAATTTTTTAAACTTTGCATCTAGCCTGTCTTCGCTAGGCTCTAAACGATTGCTAACATCAGACAAGCTGCCAATATCATAAACTTTAGTTGCTATAACAAAAACCCTAACACGACTAGTTGTCTGAACCAAAGCATCAACTTCTCCGTCGGCCTTAAGTTTTAATGTTTTTCCAGTAATTTTTTTATATTGTTTTTTCAGGTGCTTAACAATATCTGACATTGTTTGCTCAAGTTCATTTTCTAGATTACCACTATAAACATCTTTCAAAAGAAGTTCTGAATTGTAAGTTACAATTAATTTAGCGCCGTCAATACGACATTTAAAGCCATCCATTGTGCGACTATCAAGAACTGGATGCCCTTCTTCTCTCTTGAGTCCGATTTTAATTGGCTCACCTTTATCATCGAGCGCTCCATCGTATGAATCTGCAGCTGCCTGCATTATTCCTCTTACAACATCTAAATCTTTTTGTGACATTTATTTTTCTCCTGGTCTCCAGCCTTCCAGCCAGCGTTCTTCTCTGCCTTCAACATATTCTATAAAACATCTTTGGCAGCATTCAAATTTGTTATTGTATATATCGTCTTTAACTGTTTTTAACCTTTTTGTACAAACAGGACAATTTGAAATTATAGTTTCTCTAGTAAGTAGTTTTTTATTGATTAAAAACCCATCAGCCTCAACCTTCTCTTGTTGTTCATCTAGAGAAGCTTGTTTAACGTTCACTTCTTTTAGTTGCTCAAGATATTCTTTTTCTTTGGCCTCGGACCAATTTGAGTTTGGATTGATAATTGCTTCTTTGCCATATTTTTGATTTATGGCTTTCTCAATTTTTGCTATATGATCCCAGTCTTTATCCATAATAATATTTTATCCGATTAATAGTTAATTGTTAAGGTTCTCATTGTATTTAGCTAGCCATTCTTTAAATTTATCTTCATCGATACCCAAAGCATTTCTTATCTGGTCCTTCATGGCCTCGTTTTTAATTGAAGTACCCCAAATCCACAAACATGTTCTCTTTTTTTTGTTAATTTTATTATTTTTAAAATTAATTTGCTGTTCAATCTTTTCAATATCTTCATCATCGAATTCTATATTAACATTATATGATGCTGCTAAAGAAATTAAAACAGCGGCATCACCAATTTCATAAGCTGCTTGCATCTTTTTAAAATCTTCATCATTAGAATCTTGATTCAAGTCTGGATGCAATACTCTTGCTAATTGTCGATGCAAACGCTTCAAAAATTCATTTGAGAACTTATCTTGAACTTCTTTTTCTTCATTTTCTGCATCTTGTTTGGCTTGTTCCTGCAGATGTCTTAAATAAACCAATTCTAAACTAAAGTCATTACTAAATTCAGAATTGTAAATTTCATATTGTTCTACAAACTCTTCTTCTTCTAATACACTTACTTCAGATTTAAGTATTATTTTTCTAAATTTACGTGATTTTGACATTATATATTAAATAGTTAAAAAGCAAGGCCCCGCCTACATTGTAAACGGGGCCTGATCGATCAACATAAATTAACCGAAGTTAAAACAGAATTATTTCTGTAATTTAGCAACAATCTCCTTGAGCTGAGCAATTTGCTCCTGCTGTGCTTTGAGAGCGCCGGCAAGCAATGTCGACATTCTTGAGTAATCAATACCACGACCAACGCCGCTAGCATCAAGAGCACAAATCTCTGGAACAACCTGAGCAACTTCCTGAGCGATGAAGCCAATCTCGCTCTTACCAGAAGCTTTCTTCTCGTAAGTGGAAGGCTGTAAGCTCATAACCGCATTCAAAGCAGCATTGCTATCCAATTCTTGGATGTTTGTTTTGAGATTGCGGTCTGAGTGTGTAATCCAAGCCTGAGCAATCGCATCACCAGCACCGTCAGCAATAGATAGTGAGTAAGGGCCAGTGCTTGCAGAAACGTGAATACCTGCTGAAGCTGTTACAGCTGCAGCTAAGGTATCAATATAACCTGAATCAACGTGAAGTTCGGCCCACTGCAAAGCAGAAGTACCTAAATCACGAAGGCTGTCAGCTGAAGGAACGAGATCTGAATCAAAACGACCAGTACAAGTAATGGTATCACTTGTTGCGTTACCGAGATCAACATCAGCATTGGCAGTCAACGTGTCGCTGAAAGTAGCAGTTGTACCAACGAGCGCTGCGAATGAGCCGGCTGCAACAGAAGCTGCACCAATGACTGTTCCGTCAATATTACCAGAATTG